GAGGCACCGAAATGAAGGCGAGCTTTTTTAATTGCCACAGCCGATACATAAAATTCTCAAAATCATATTTGTCATCAATGAACCGACAGCGAAAGTAATAAGTGAAATCTGCAGCGATTATAAGCCCGCTGCCGGGCGCGGTATTGAAGGTCACCAGCCCCATGTCGGAATCAACGCTGTAGGTCGCCGGGTCCTGGGTAATTCCGCTCAAATAGATCGCGCCCACGACATTCGGCGCCACAATTGGTTCAAGAAAGCCGCCGCCGGGCAGTGTGGTACCCATACTGCGCTGGAGCTGAAACGCGGTTGTGCTGGCGTCGCCGATCCCAATCTGCTGCGCAGTTACTTGGTAGTCGGTTGGGTCCTGAAACAGGAAGGCACCGAAGGCCCCCTGGCAGAGCATAAAAAAACCAACCAGGGTTCTTAGCTCATCGCATCCCGCCGCCGGGCTGTCGCGCAAGAAATCGTAAACCAGCGCAAACTGCCATAGCGGGTAAGGGTAGTCGAGTGCCCGCAGCTCCCGGCCCGACGCCGCGCGCTGAATCCGTGTCTGAAATATCGGGGTCTTGGTAACGCTCCAGGCGAGCCCCGGCAGTGTAGGGAAGATCAAAGACATCAGGCCGTCCGGAGCGCCGAACCATTGCGCATCGCCTTATTGAGGGCCGAAACGAGAAGGTTACCGTTGCTGTGGAAGAACCGCTTGACGTCCTGGCCGTCGATCGCCGAGATGTTGATCACTACCGGGCTGGCGCCTGCTCCGGCTCCACCGCTGCCGGAGATCATGCCTTGCAGGCCTTGGCTGATGTTTGCCGGCAGGATCATCTCGTTCTGGTGCACCATCGCGAGCTGATCGGATGGCACGACCCAACCGCCGGCGGCCGATGCAATCCCGCTCGCCGCGGCCATTACCGTGGCTTCCCCGGCGGCTGCCGGCCCAGCCGCCGCCGGGCCCAGGATCGGAGCCAGGAACGCAAAAATTCCGCCGAACGCTTGCGCCGAATCGGTAGCGATGCTTTTGACCGCATTCAGCGCCCTCATCGCCAACCCCGCAGCCAAACCCTCGCCTTCGGCTGCGCTGCGTGCCGCAGCCCCCGCCTCGGTTGCGGTCGTCATCGCGAGCTCGCTGGCTATCCAGTTGGTCACTGACTTGACGCCGAGGTTGACGAACTCGCCGAGGATCGATTGCGTGATATTCGCGACCGCTTTCTGTAGCGTAGTGGTGCCCAAGATCATTCCCGTGATCGAGGTATCGAAGGCGCGTTGGATCGGCTGCATCAGGCTTTGCCAAGCTCTTTCGCTGTTCTGGACCGCCTGGATGTCGAGTTTTTGCCTTTCGGTTAAAAATTTCTCGTAAGCGAGCCGCTCTTGGTCCAACAGTTTTTGCTGGGTCTGGACATCGTTTTCAGCGGCCGCGAGCTTCTTCTGGAAAAAATCCTGTTCGAGCGACCATTTGGTCTCGAGCATTACCTGGAGCTCGGCGATCTCCTCTCTGCTCGAGATTTTGCCGAGTTCGGCGCTGGCCTGTATGGCGGTCTTTTTGCGGGCGTAGGCCGCTTCAGTCACCTTTTCATCGCTATCGATGGCAGTGAGCGCGTCGCGCTCGTTCTGAAGCGCGAGTTGCTTTTCCAACTGGTAGATATTGTTTTCGGTGGCAAAGCGCGCCTTCGATCCGGCCTCTGTGAGCGCCAGTTTTTCCTGCCAGAACGACAGTTCCTCCGCTTTGGAATCTCTGAAGAAGGCACCCTCCTCGATAAGCTGGCTTTGGAGCTCCGCGCGCCATTGCTGCAGGCGATCATTGGCTCCCCTCTGCGTAGACGCGGTCGTTCCAGAGGACCCTGTCGTGCTCCGCTCACCTGCGTTGCCGGACCCGCTGCCGCGTTGTCCGCCAGAGCTCGAGAATCGCTGCCCGTCACCGCCTGCTGCGGCAACGTTCGGGATAATATTCTCGCCGATGGAGCCGGCCAGACCCGTTGCCTTGGACTGCAGGGCACCGACCGTGGCTCCGATCTGGGCGATGGCGGCGCTTACTTGAGATTGTGCTTGCTGAGCGGCCGCACCCAGGCTGGCAAACTGAGCCTTCATTGCTTCTGTGGCCGCCTGTACCGAGTTTGATGCCGCCTCCATACCACCTTGGAGGTCGTCGGTCTGAGCGGTGATGACGACACTGGTTTCTACGTCAGCCATGGTAGCCTCAATACACAGAGCGCCCGGAGGTATTTCGACCCTATTGAGCGGGTTCAGTAGCCGGCTGGCGTCCGGCGCTTCAGTTCAGTGAAGTCGAGCACCGCCGGCGCGAGATCGGCGTGGATATCTCCGGCACCAAACCCCGGCCCGAGCTCCGCCAATAGCGAAGCGATATCCGGGACCGCCTTGTTGCCGAATTGGGATGGTGTTTCACTGGAAGACGCCGATGGCTTTCGCGGCCTCCTCTCATTGGCCACCCCCAGGTATGCGGCCACTAACAGGTGCAGCGGCGGATGTTCGGCCCAATAGGCCGTGAGCTCCTCGACTTCGAGGAACGTCATCGCATCGATGATGGGATAGCTGTATCCGCAGGCGGTGGCGAGGAGGCCGTAGATGTATCCCCAACCATCTCCGGGCTCGACCGAGGAATCACCACCGCCACGCCTTCCCCCATAGGGTTGCCGCGGAGTCTAAGCCCCGACCCGGTCAGAACTGCGTTGAGCACGACACCCGCATTGCCGAGGTCGAGCAGACTTTCGACTGTATCGATTGTCACGTCGGGATAGTTTCGCTGCAGTGCTGTAGCGACGATCTCCACCAGCACACCGATCTGCGGCTCACCCATTGATGCACCGATCTCGGTTAGCTGCCGCAGCTTGGGCATGAGGCGGCGAAGTTGGCCTAAGGTGAGCGGTGGGATCAGCCAATCCTGGCCGCCCATCGCGACCTCGACACCGGGGATCATCACTCTACCGTGCTGAGGTAACCGATCGTGCCGGACGCATCTGCGAATGCGCTGAAATCAAGTTCGCTGATCGTCCAAGTATCTACCTTTGTCGGGAGTGACAGCTTATTTGCGGTACAGGCGTTGAGCCTGAGGGCGGTCCCGTTTCCATTGTAAGTCGTGTAGAATGTCGCCTTGAAGGTAGGGGTCGCTCCCATCAGCTGGTTCGTAAGGGTGATCTTGCTGCCACTTGTGGCAATGTTGTAGGTGTAAGAGAGTAAGAGTGCCGCGCTCGCGTCGGCGGCGGAGAAAGTATAGATACCGGTCGAGAAGTTGACCGAGTATTGACCCGCGGCCGAAGGCGTGGTCACCCGGTTGAGACGTTTGCCGCTGCCGGCATAGACTACCCCGAGATCATCATTGTAGCTTGCTGCATTGGCGGCTGTCACCGTGTATGGCGTCGCCGCTGGTACAGTCGCGGACTCGAGTTGCGCGACTGCAAACTGACCGGTTGCCGGAGTGAGCCCGAAGAAGATGTCGGAATACAGCAGACCGAGGATCTGGGCGAACTTCGCCTTGCCGGTAATCTTGCCTTGCCCACGTGCGATCGCGACAGGGAATTGAAGTTGGCCGTAAAGCTCCTTATCGGTCCAGTCGAAGTTGATCTGGATATCCTGCAGAACGCCGAACTGGCGCGGGCCAATCCCCGAGCCGGTAACATCAGTCCGTTCGCCCCAAACCGCACCCGCGCCGAAGCTCAATTGCATGTCACACACTCCCTCTTAAGAGCCGCTTCAGCCTCTCCTTCGCGGCGTGAGCGACATTCCAGGCCTGCGTATCGCGCGCGATTGCGGAGCCGGGAAAATGATCTGCCCACCACCGCTCGATCAATTGCTCGATCGAAACAGGCTGGGCGGCCGCGATAATGTCGAAAGTTTCCTCGGCCATTTGGCCACTCCTTGGAACAAGGGACCATTGAAGCGACTCTGAGGACACCTGGACAGCCCCCTCGCGAAAGCCACGCGGGGCTCGCGCCGACACAAAGCCCCGCGAGGCTTTGAGGAAACGACGCGAGCTCAGACGCACAGCACCTCAACGGGGACGATCGCGATCGCCTGATCCCCAAGAACACCCTCGTCGGTTTCAATCTTGCCGGCAATGTAAGCGTGCTGAACCATTTCTGGTAAGCCGAGGTTCTGAATACCGGTCGTCACCGACGGTGCCAACGCGGCTTCGAGTGCGTCGATTAGTGGGTTCAGGATCGATCCCGGCGCCAAATAGGGGTCGCTTGAATGGGCATACACGTAGAATTCGGCGTGGAGCGTCCACGCGATCGGCGCGCCGAGCCGCTTTATTGCGGCGACGCCCCCTTTTTCCCTCATAAACAACGCGGGCTGCTCCGCCGGTGCCACATCCGCCCAATGGCGCAGACGCCGATTCGCGCTCGCAAACCTTGCCGCGCCAGAGCCGAGCGACCAAAGGGTCGCGTAGATCGTCTCACGAATAACCATCAGTGCCCCTCGGGTCGCGCGCATCGTCCCGCCGTTAATGGGCTTGTCGGCAAGGCGCGAACCCAGATCATGTATTGAGAATTCACTCGGTTACCGTTTCGCGCAGCGAGGCGTCAACTTGGTCGCGAATGGCCGGCGCCATGTCCTCGAGTGCCGAGCGCAGAAACGAGCGCTCGGGAAGATCTATTCTGCGGCTGTGCGCTCGAACGTTGATCATCTTTACGGAAATTGGACGTCCAAAGACCTGTGTGATGCGGCGCAGACTTGCCCTGACATCGACCGTCTCTGCAAAGCCAAACTCATGAGCACGCGCGTATGCGTTTTCAGTAAAAACAGAGGCTCTCACTGCGGTGGCGCTTTGGTCGACTCGCAGCTCGATGCTCGACTTGAGCGATCCAGAGCGCGCAGCAAGCATCTGCCCGGAGAGCTCATCCTGCTGCACCGAGCGTTGAAGATCGATGCCTAGCTTGGTGACCGCGTTCAGGAGGCCCGAATTTATCACAACCGGCAGGTCGCGTAGCCGGGCCAGCACCCTTTCGTCGCCGGCTAAAAAAGCCGAGATCACAGGATGCTCGCGAGGATTGTCGAGTCGGCGCGGGCCGGGGCAGGCATCGGACGAATACCGGCAACCGGGGTCACAAGGCGGTATTGTTGCAGCAGCGTCTTGATCCCGTCGCTCACGTCCTTTTGCGAGTACGTGACTGTCTCTGCGCCGCCCATAGATCTCGAAACCTCTCCGATCCGAGTGCGCTCGCGATAGCGAAGGGCCACCAGCTCAGTGCACGCTTGCGCGATCTCGGGAGGGGTGGCGGAATATCCGGCCGTGTAGGTCATAACCACGTTCTGGATCCCACAGCTGAAAATATAGCCGCGAACAGCGAGCTGCGTTTGACTAAAGCTGTAGCCCGCCACGCAAGCCGAGGTCGCTGGAGGGACCGGTTGGCCGTCAATCGTTAGAGACAGGACCGCCGAGACCGGAAAGCACGCGAATTGTATCCGCGGGCCGCCAGTGCCATCGCGTATTTCGAGGTAATCTGACGGCGCGATCTGCCGGTTGAGCCAGGTCTGAATGTAGCGGCTCGCCGCGGTCACGAGGTTTGCGAGCAACGCATCGTCAGTCGGCGGAAAGGCGCTCTGTCCCGTCTGCAGCCACGCCTTGACGTTGACAAGTGTCGTCAGATCGTCAAAAGCCACCGGATCAACCTTTTGTTGAACGATTGCCCGGCATTGGCTTGGCTCGCCTTGACGCCGGTACTAAGCTGGAAACTACGGGCACGAAACCGTGCGCGAGGAGCTCGCACACTGCCTCGGCAGGCACCAGCACGTTGCCATTCTCTTCACCGGGATATTGGCGGCCGTGATAGCAACAGCCGACCGCGTCGTGGTGATGCAGCTTCAGCATGCCAGACGAAACCATATTGTCGGTAGGCTTGAGCACGGCAAACCCGCCGGTACCAACCAGGGGACCTACAGCCTCAAACGGCACCCGTATCAATCCGTCGGCATCGACGGGGTACCGCACGGTGCCATGATTGGCCTCGTCCTGGCCAAACACGGCGCGGAGCAATGTCAGGTCCTGGCAAATTGAACCCCCGGGGGCGGACCCGGGGGCTGTGGCATTTGGCGCTTCCGGCGGAAGCGCCAAGAGATTGGACACCGCAATTACCCGTTCGCGATGTTGCACATTACGCCCATGGCAAAAGGTGCGTATACGGCCAGCACCTCCTCGGCGTAGACGCCTACCTGCCGCTGCCGGGTGACAATCGGCCAATCAATCTGGTAATAGTCCTGCCGCGTCTTGACCTCGGCGACGTTCGGTACTTCGTTCGACTGGTATTGGATCGGCAGGTTCTCGGCCCAGCCGATCACAGTGCCGGGCGGTACCCGCGGGTGAATCCGAATGGGGATCCGGAGACCACCGTTTATGGCAAACGGGTTGTAATAATACTGCACAACCCCGGAAGCAGTCAACTGATATTCACCGGCACTTCCGTCGGCGGGCATATCGTACTTCAATAACGGACCAGAGGCGTTCGACAGAATTTTTGTGGTTATGTTCTTCAACTCCTGGGAGTTGACGTAGAGAACGGTCGGGGATACCTGGAAATTGTCCCACATCTTTTGGAACATGGTGTCGATCTCGACAACAGAGCCGCGACCTGACGCGGTCAGCGGCGACCCGGTGCCGGCAGTGCCCGTTGGCATGATGTTGATATATGCGTTTGACCCCGCCTTGAGCGCGGTCGTCAACAACCCGTCATAGGCATAACTCGGATTGGCCGAGTTATCGACATTGACCGCCGTTTGCGGCTGGTTACCGGTGCCGAGTGGGGCCGAAATCGCCAAGCTGTTGATCGTGGTGATCGCCTGCAGCGTTTCGGTCCCGGTTGTACTCGAGACATACCAGGCGTAGGCAACTGCCCCCTGGATCGGGGCGACGCTGCAGAACAGGGTCTGGCCGAGAGTTACCGCCTGGCTCGCCTCACCACTGATATTCGATGAGCCGCCCGAAAGGGTGAAAGTCTTGCCGTCAGCACCGGTGACGATCTTCGAGGTGGCAACCCCGGTCAATACGCTCGAGTTCTGGTAGCCTTCGAGGGTCAGTGCAACGACCTTGACGAAATAGCTCGCTGCCGGGAGTGTCGCACCGGCGCCTGATGCCGATAAGGTCGGGGTAGAAGGGGTACCAAGGGTCAATGAGGCGTTGCCGGCGAGAATCGCCATTTCCTCCTTCAGCATCATCTTTTGCAGAAGGCGGAAGGCCATATGTGCCTGGACGTCCTCGAACTCGCGGCCGGCGGAGATCGCTTCAAAGGTAGCCGCGTCTTCCTCGCCGATCGTTACAAAAGCCGATGTCTTGCTTGAAGTGGAATACGACATCTGGCCGGAGCGCTGACCTTCCGGAACCCAGCCCATCGAGTCGAAGCCGGACCCGATGATGGCGTTGACTTGTCGCCAATTCGTAGCGGAGCCGATACCGCCGCCGACACGTGGGATGACGTTCCTGATCGGGGTTACAAAGGGATAGAGGTTCTTGGCCGGAGCCTGAAGGTCGTAAGCCAGGAGGCCGGTGCCAGTCGAGATCGACTTGGCGAGCATATAGTCCGGCTTGGCCAGGACCCCCTTCATCAGGTCCAGCGATTCTTGAGGGATTGGGTTCATCAAACTTTGCTCCCGGAAAGGGGGGCAATGGAGGGCCCGGCACGTACCGGGTCCGGCGGTGGCCTTTCGGCCGGATAGCGTATGGGTTCCGTGGGCGGCAAGCGATATCCTGCCGAAGTTGGAGTGAACCCGAAGACGGCTCGACTCACGGCTTCGTTCGGTCGCGACGGCGCCCGTTACACCAAATGGAGGCGCAAAACGCGGTCTGACGACGCTAGGATCGGTTTCGAAAAGCTAAAGCCTCACTGGAATGGTCTCACCCCATTCAGCCAAAGGACGAGACTCCAGCGCATCCCGCTTTCTACCATCACGGCGCGATGCATGACGAACGAGGGAAATACAACGACGTCACCAATGTCCAGGCCGACTTTATTCCCAATCGAGCCGCTATAGAAGACTTCAAGTCCCCCTCCCTTCATTAGGCCTTTAGGGGTCAATTCGACGACAACTGAGATCTTACGTAAACTTAACGGCTGCGATCCCAGATCCATATGCCATTCGTAATGGGAACCTGGACGATAGCTGGTCAGCTGAGCTTGTCCCATATCGCCAGACAGTTCGAAGCCGTATTTCGAATTATAGAGGGCCACGATATTCCACAACCGGCTGAAAATCCATTCCGTCTCGGGAACGCGTGGTATCCAAAAAAGGTCGCTTTCCCGCCATATCAGGCCTGCGCCATTCGATATGGTACTCCGTATCAAATGGCTTTCGTGATTTAGATCGATAATCTTGCGGCACTCTTCTTTATCAAACTGGCAATTATATATCTGAAAATAGTTGTGAGTTTGCCACAAACCGCTAGGACCTTCGGGATTTTCTCGTAGCATTGTCCATCCACGGTGTGCTGCGGGGATTTACGGATGAATTCATCGCTCGCTTATTGCTGAGCCGAGTACTCGAATTGGATTCGCGTAGCTGGCCTTTATCAGCGTCAACGTCTGTTCCTCTTTGCTCATCTTGCCGAGCGCGGAGGCGATCATTTCCGGTGAAAGCGCTGGATCGCCACCGCTAGCGCTACCGCGGTCCTGCTGCTTCGACACCGAGATCGTACCTTTGGCGATCGTAAGCGGCGGCAGCGGGGTTCGAGCGATGCCATCCACCCGCTTCGTCAGCTGATTGAGCATCGGCACGATCTCATCTAGTACTTTGACCAATGCCGCCTTCTCGGCGCGCTCGCCGGCCAGCGCCTTCGCTAGATCCTCGGTGCGAACGTCCTTGCCGAGCGCGCACCCGGCAACCCGCTGCCCGTCGTCAATCAGCGCGTCCGACCCGGCAGTGCTCGAGTTGTCGCACGCCGCGCCGGCCGCGACCAGATGGCGGTGCGCCGCATTGAGATGTTCCATTGTTTCGGCCGAATGCCGGGCCCCGGCTTTCGCGGCCTCTGCGCATATCGTGCCATCAGTCAGCTCCCTGAGGCATCCATGGGCCACGTCCATCATATGCTGCTGCGCTCGCCCCGCTTTGGCGAGCACTGCGGCGATGACGCCGAGCACTTTTATGGTCTGAACTCCAGCGCTCTCACCCTGTGGGCCTTCAGGCGCCGGCTCAAAATCCTCGTCCGTAATTTCGTACGGTCGGTCCTCGACTGGCAGCGCGCCGGCGTTTAGCAAATGATCGCGCGCCGTGCCCATGTTTGCCCTCTCGTCGACAGAGAGGCCGACGATATTCAGGCATTTGTCGCAAGCAAGATGAGCCATATCCAACAGCGCTTGGTCGCTTTGCGAGTGCTTGGCCTTGGCGAGGAGACCGGCGGCAAGCTTCCGCACACTGGGTTTGCCGTTCTCGAACAAAGCAGCAATGCGCGCCACCCCGGGCTCACCGCTAGCCATGGCCAGCATTCCGGGTATCGCCGGCGCAATCGGTACCGTATCGGCTTCCGCGCCGCTCAGGATTTCGCTGGTTTCTTCGGTGACAAATTCGTTCAAAAACTCACACAGTTCGGTGATGATCTCCTGGATCCGAGCCGATAGCGGCGAGTTGTCATTCTCGATCGCCGCTTGAAGATTGAGCGCCTCCCTGAGCCAATCGAGATCGATGATGACCCGAGCGGTACGCGCAACATCCGAAAGCGCCCTCGTGAACGCATCACGAGCGGCCGCTTCGCAGTGATCGGCCGAGGGCGGACCGTCCTCGGCAATCTTTTTCTTCCAAGCGGCAATAATTTCAGCCTTGATCTTTTGGAACTGGCCGGCGGTGTATTTCCGCGAGTTACCGGGGTTGTTGATACGGTCCCAGGCTGCGCGGACGTGACGCTGAGCGTCGATCGGATAACGCCTTTTCCCGTCCAACCGGTAGCCCGGGTCGGCATAGGCATCGCCGGCGGCTGTACCGCACTCAACGGATTTTGAACCGGTTGTCTGCGCCGGGTGCCGAATTTCGACGGCCGGAGCGAAGATTTCACCCTTCACC